GAACAGCCCTGCGTAACGAACTGCGTGTGCGTCAAGCAGACTTTAATATTGACCCATTAGATGGCACAGGCGCATCAGGCTTTACTCTAGATGCAAGCAAGATGCAGATGTATGGCATTGAATACTCATGGTATGGTGCTGGTTATGTACAGTGGATGATCCGTGGCCAAGACGGCAAATTTATCATGGCACACCGTAGACCCAACAACAACTTGAACAACGAAGCCTACATGCGTTCAGGTAACTTGCCAGCACGTTATGAAGCCATCAATGAAACTCCAGTGACTGGTCTCAGCGGGGCAATTACCGATAGTCAAACCACAATTACCTTGCGTGATGCAACTGATTATCCACCAGCCAGTGTGACGTATCCTGTGTTTGTGATGATTGAAAGTGAAATCATCAAATACTCAGGCAAGTCAAGCAACGATCTAACAGGTTGCACACGTGGTGCAACATTTACACAATGGGCAGAAGGTCAAAGCCGAAGCTATACATCTAGCTCTCCAACTGCACATGCTGACAACACAGGTGTTATTTTGATTTCTAACACTGCCATTCCACTGGTCAACCACTGGGGTAGTGCGGTAGTCATGGATGGCGGGTTTGACAACGACGAAGGTTATCAGTTTACATTCAACCGTACCAACTACGGTTTCCCGGCCGTACTTGGTGAAAAATTAGTGGCATTTGTCATGCGACTGGCACCGAGTGTGAGTAATGGTATCATTGGTGACTTGGGTGTGCGTGAACTTATCAACCGCGCTCAGTTGACATTGAGCAACTTGAACGTTCAGGTAACCGCCGGGCGCTACTTGATTGAAGGTATCTTGAATCCCAACAACATTGACTCGGCCAACACCAGCTGGCAAGGGCTTAACAACTCGGGTGGCGGATTTCAGCCTAGCTTCTCGCAGTTTTCAACTGCGCCACGTTACACGTCAGAAGCAACAGGTGGCTTGACAGCAGCACCGTTCAACTCCACAGGCGGTATGTCACGCACAGGTGTTAAAGTAACATTTAGTACTCAGAAAACATTTGGTAACTTGACTCCGGTCAACGTTTCAAGTTCGGGTGCCAACGCCAAGATCACTGTGCAGTTGACTGCAGCAGGTACGGCGTATTCAACCACAACCACACAGATCACTGTTCAGGTAGCCGGTGACGGCTATGTTGTGGGCGACACCATTAAAATCCTTGGCAACACCATAGGTGGTGCAACCACTGCCAATGACTTGAACATGACCATTGCAGCTATCACAAGTGAGATGACCGGAGGTGAGCGTTTGTTTGCGATCCCAATTTCAACAACCAACTCAGGTGTGTTGGACTTGAGTTCTGTCAAACAGATTGGTACAAGTTCGATTCCAGGAACAGGAACTTATCCTAATGGACCAGAGGTGTTGGCGGTGCAGATTACCAATCTAGCAACAGCAACAACCCCAACTGGAGAGATCCAGCTACAGTTCCAAGAAAGCCAGGCTTAACGACTGGCAAGGTCCTGCTCAACCAGCAGGATTTTGCTTTGTACAGATTCAAGATTCACGGTGTTCCACAAACCAGGATGCATGGGTCGAGGCCAGGCACCCTTGTCTATCCAGGCATAGCCCAGATGTTCGTAGTTGAGTCGGGGAGTAAATTCACTAGCAACCACACACACCCATGTGTGATATTCAAATGCTGAGTCAGCACTTGTGAATTTTTCTAATGGAATTAATCGTAGATACGTGGGAAAGAAACCCAGTTCTTCAATACATTCGCGTTCCATGCCGCCCAGTAAGGTTTCACCAGTTTCAATTTTGCCGCCGGGCAGGCCCCAGGCGCCAGGATGCTTGGCGTCATTGCGCAGCAGATACAGATATCTGCCAGTGTCCATGCTCCGGAACCAAACGCCTACAGCTTTTAAAGCACTAGACTCCATGTTCCTCCCGGATACACTCCTTGATAGCTTTTCACCCATGCATCACCGTTCCATTCGTATTGTATACTAGTAGTTATGTTTGTGACATACTGACCCCCAGCTTGTCCGGCAGCTCTGAACACCACCCGCCAGTAGTTGTTGTTGTATTCAACAATGTCGTTGGCATCGGCAATCAATGATCTTCCGTTGGCGCCTACCCACGCAGTGGCTGGACTCAAGTTGTCTTCGGAGCCAGTGGCTTCGGTTAACAAATAACGTTGTCCTTCCAAGGCTGAATCTAGACCATCTTGTGGACCACTTGCCAAGGGATTGATCACAGCATCAATAGGATCCAGTGTGTTTTGTGGTGTGGTATCTGAGTCCACATCAAACAGCACAAACCGATCATCGTTGGGATCTAACACAATAGTACCAATGACCTCTGAATCATCTGCTTGGACCAATCTAATTTGGCTGATACCAGGTCTGAGCACTCCGTATGTGCCAATCACTGTGGTCCACAGCAGGTTGCTGTCACTCACAATCTCTGTAGGTGTCAATGTGCTATTGCTGGGTTCTTCAACGATTGATAGTTGTTGTAAACATTGCAATCTATTACCAATGAGAACCACCGCCCAGTTATAAGGAGTAATAATTTGTCTAGTGCCCAGGAGCAAGTCATTGTTGGTAACAGCATTGTTCAGATCACCTTGTGAGTCATACATGGATGCAATCACACGTTCTACCACGCCCAGCTTCTTGACCTTGATCGGTGAGCTGAGCCAAATTGGTATGTTGAATTTGATTGTGGCCATGTCAATGGGGTTGTCAGTGCCAATGGGAACTGTGCGCGAAGTCCATACAACTGAGTCAAGTTCGACCACAGTCAAGCTGGTCCAGTCAATAAAGTTATCGGTACTTTGTACTTCCAAACTGGGATTGAACAAGGTCAACATCTGCTCCAACAACTGCATCTTTTGATTGGTGTTTGATGTCCAAATATCCAGGGTAATACCCATTTTGTAAGGCACAGGCATCAGTCGTTCAATGGTAAAAGCATTGCCTTGCGTGGGTTCGAAGGAGTCAGTTGCACTGTCATATGTGCGTTGACGTACATTTACCTTGCTCACATGGTAAGGCTCTTGCATGCGCGGACGATCATAGTCTAAACTTGAAATGTAGAAAGTCATCAAGGGACTTGCTGGCATTGAGTTGCGGCTGTTCTCTTGCATGATCACTTGTGCATTGCGACTGGCATCGCCATAGCGCACAGGCACACGTATCAGTGCGGCTTGGTTAACGCCATCAGTTTCATTGCCGTATTCGATTTGAAAATTGCTGACAATTCTGGTGAATTGTAGCAGGAATCGGCGTAATTGGGCATCATAAAAAAATTGTTGCATTGTTAACTCGACTTCTGTCCAGGTTGTGTGTCAGGGTACGGGTTTGGTGGCAAATTGCCGCTTTGATCCCCGTTGTCAGCACGTGGTTTAAGGGCTTCACTGAGACTCTGACGACTTGGAATGTTGCCCATGTCTGTGGTGCGTGTTGTGTATGTATTGTTAACAAAGCCCGAGCGTAAAGTATTGTTGGTGGATCCATTGTTGAGATTGGTACGCACACCATCTTCAATTTTGGCCCAACGGTTCACGGTTGAATTGTATCTAAACAGTCTATTTGGGAAGTAATCTAATCTCAAACAATAATCTCCGTCTACAGCACCCAATGGGAAGGCAACCCCAGTTACCACAGGAGCACCGTTGGGCACCGTATCTCCAGTTAGGTACCCTTTGGTATAACCTGGGCCACTTGGGGTAACACTCATACCACCTTGTGTGCCGTCTACAGTATTACCATCGCTTGTGGTCAACGTGGTTGGGTTGGCCGGACTGCCATCTTCTAATGTTGGTGCCACATAGTACTGATCGGTAGCGTAGCCACTGAGTGGAACTTCAACATCGGCTTGTGTGAGTATGGCATCGTTGATTTGGGTGTCTTTGGTGCGAGTACTGAACACATCGCTTTGTGTCAGCGGTGTATACACTTGCCAGTAGGTAGTATTGTTAATGTCTGTACCAGCCGGCACGTTTTGTTTGGCCTGATAATACACGTCACCTGAATTGGTGACCCAGCTAGTGGGGTAGAAATTGCCGTTGTCCCAGATATTTTCGCTGACCACAGGCCGCTTGAGTATGTCCTTGAATTCCTGATTGTTGGTCATCGGCGTGGCCTTCACACGCCAGGTATGTGGCATCCAGGTTTGACTCATGCCTTCTGTGGCATAGTCAGCATCTTGTACCACATAGTACTTGGGCAAGGGTTGCGGAATGGCTGAATTCAGTGGATGGTAGTCTTTCAAGTTTGGAACTTCGAGCACGTCGCCGTTCATGAGTTTGCGCCCAAACGTGTCAATCATGTCGTTGTAGTGGAATGTGATAAACAAGGTATCGTTGTTCAAGAACAGACCAAATTGTGTGAGATCAAAATCCACATCCTGGTGTGTGTACACCCCACGCATGATGTAAACGTCTTGATCATACACTCTGTCTCGGTTCTCTAATAGCAGCAAGTCTTGAATGTTTAGTGGACTCAGTGCATCATAAATGGGCTGTGTGGCATCACCGTTACCAGAAAGAGTTGAGTCTTCGCCCCCAGTCTGCGGCCCAGCGTATTTGTGGACAAAGATGTCCATTCCCCCAACAGTGTACATTTCGGAGATTGTGCGATCCAAAAACTGGTAATCGCGGGTTCGATTGGGGCGGTATAAACTTAGGCGTGGCATAATGTAGTATTTATGGGCAGGTTGACCAATAAATCCAGAACTGCTATAATTACTGCATTAATACAAAAGGAGCCGGCGTGAAACCCATTAAACTGTTAAATCCCCGTAGTTCAGACACCAATGTTATGGGTGGAGAACCTGTGTGGAAAACACAACCCATAGAAAATCGCATCAGTGCAATGAGCAAGGCATTCTCATGGTACAATTATTTCTACGGCAAAAAAGATGCCCGCGATATGATCGTGAACTATTTGGAATCACATGATCGCAAGGCAGATGTGCGAGCTCTTAAAAATATTCCAGACTCTTCTATACGTTTGACCACAGGATGGTTGTGTCGTATGAACATGGTGGGCTTGGAATTGAGCGAAACAGAACAAATCAAACTGGATAACTTGTTAAAAGAAATACTAACCAGCAAACAAACAGTTGAGGTGGAATCTGACTCTGGGTCAGATGCACCCACTAAGCCTAACATTCAAGATCGCCTGAGAGAAAAAGTTGGCGAGTGTGCGGCCGAGCTTGATGGCATGTTTGACGAATTCATGATGGCTGGTGCCAAAATGTCAGCAGACTACAAACCTATCATGGTAATCCGTGGTATGAATGTGGCACCGCAAATGATCAGCGAAATTGCCAATCGTTGGAAACGTAAATTGGCAGAATTTGAAGAAGCGGTGGAAGGCAAGGACGCATTGCTGGTTGAGGCATACTCGTACTTGACCAAGATCCAATTGCGTAATTGTGTGAAGTTTTGCGAAGCAGTGGTCAACGACTGTGGTGCATATGTACAGATCAAGAAGGTTGAGCGCA